TTGCCGAGCGCCTCGAGCACGGTTTTTTGGAACTCGGCGAACTTGTCTTTGAGGCCGGTGACGAGCTCGTCGCGGTCGAACTGGGCGAGCAGGCTGTCGAAGGTGTCGATCAGGCCGTTGGTGTCCTCGTCAAGCGCGCTGACTGACTGGCCGAGTTGGAGGGTGGCGTAGCGGAGTTGTTGGGCGCCCATTTGGGCCCGAACGAATTTGTTGTTGAGGAACTCGAGGGAGTCGCCTGCGTTGTCGGTTTCTTCCTTGTTGCGGCCGAGGATTTTGTTGAACAGGTCCATGGCGCCGCGGGTGATGCGGAGCTGGATGTTGTTGTTGGCGACCTGTTCGCCGTAGGACGCGGAGGCGTCTGCGCCGGCGAAGATGCTTTGCGATAGCGGTCCCATGAGCTCGAGGAGCGGGGTGACCGTTTTGATCATTTGGGATAGGGCTGGGACGAGGTTTTGGCCGATGGTGATCGTGACGTCCTCGAAGGCGTCGCGGAGGCCGTCTTGGGCGTCTCGTAGGTCGCGGGCCCGCTTGAGTTCCTCCGGGTTGATGATCTTGGCGTCGGACACGCTGTCGAGGGCGGTGCGGAGGTTGCCTGCGCCCATGCTGATGATCTCGGACATTTCCATCCAGCTTTTGCCGAATACGGCCGAGGCATAGCGGCTGCGGTCGGTGCCGTCGGATAGCCGGTTGAGGGCGTCGACGGTGCGTAGGAAGGTTTCGTTGGTGTCGACCAGGCCTTTGTCGTTGTAGGCGACTTCGACGCCGAGGGCGTTGAACTCTTTGGAGCCTTTGCCGATGGCGATGTTCATTTTGTTGATGGCCTTCTCGAGCACCGATGATTCGATGCCGAGGTCACCGGCGACCTCGATGAACGCGGAGGCTTCCTCGACGGCGAGGTTGGTGGAGTCGGCGAACTTGCCGGCTGCGAGGGCAAGGTCTTGGAACTCGCCGATGGCTTTGACGGCGAAGCCGAGGATCGCGGCGCCGGCCGCAGCTGCGAACGCTCCGGCGTTGGCCTTCATGGTGTCCATGGCTGCGCCGAATCCGGCCTTCATTTTGCCCATGGCGCCGTCGGCCTCGCCGATTTTGGTCTTGAAGTTGGTGAAGGCGTTTGAGGCGTCCTGTAGGCCCTTGCTGTTGAAGTCTGTGACTATCGGGATGTTGATTGCCATTAGAAGCTCGTTTTCAGGTCGCGGTCGAGGGCGCGTTCGACGCGGTCGACGATGGGTTCAAGCTCGCGTTGGATGAGCTCAAGGTCGTTTTCGATGTCGCGCCACATGAATCGGGACGGCTGGCCGAGGCGGCTGGATAGGGCGCGGGCGAAGTTGGGGCGCCGGTATTGGATGGGGCGGCGTGAGCTGCCGCCTCCGGCTTTGCCGGCCATGTCGACGATCGCGGTCGGGGCGTCTTTGGTGCCGACACGGACCACGGACACGATGGACTGAAACGGCCGGTTGGGGCGGTTGCGGGGTGCTCGAGCGTCGATTTTGATGGCCACGGGCTTTTTGCGGGCCCAGCCGGTGCGGCCGTTGTGGGCCATGCCGGACAGCGGTGGGGCGCCGGGGATGCGGTTGTTGATGTTGGTGACCAGCGGTTTGACCGTGTTGCGGATCTCTTTGTTGATTTCTTTGCGCAGCTCGGGCTCGAGCTTTTGGAGGTCGCGGAGCGCTTCTTTGAGTCCTCGGACTTCGATGCTCACTTCACGCTCCTTTGCTGATCTGATTCGACCAGGAGGCGCACCATCTCGTCAACGATCGTCGGTGGCGTCTCGAGCAGCGCGGCCGGGCTGATGCCGGTGCGAATAGCGAGCTGGGCGATCAGGTTGACGTGGAACTGGGCTCTGCCTGGCGTTCTTTTGGGACTAACTGGACGTCGGCCACGGTGTCGATGAACTGCGGCCACACCTTGACGGTGATCTTGGATTTCCGCAGCGCTTCGTATGCGAGGTAAACGATTTGCTTGAACTGGATGGGGTCGAACATGGAGGCCGCCGCCTTGCCTGGGTGATGATCTTCCCAGGCGCAGGCGACGGCGTAGGTGATCGGTGCGACGTGCTCCGTACCGTCCTCCATAGTGACCTTCAGGTCCATTCCAATCATGTCGGGCTCCTTGGATGGGTTGGGATTACGGGCTGGTGATGTCGCGGGCGAAGGTGCCGCCGGTGAACGTCACGTTGACCATCGACAGCTCGCCGACGGTGGAGGCGATCGGCGTGAAGCCGGACAGCATCGCGTTGGTGATCGTGTATTCGGGGTTGGTGGCCGATTCGGTCGTGCCGGACGGCGAGATGGTAAGGGTGGTGTTGCCGTCGCCGAGGACGTCCCACAGGGTCGCCTCGATCTCGTTCGCGCCGTAGCTGTTGAACATGGTCAGGGTGACGTCAACGGTCTGGAGGCCCTTGGTGAAGATGTGGCCGGTGTCGCCCATTGCGGTCGTCTCGAGCGGGTCGAAGCCGACGGTGAGGGTGACGGACTGGCATTGGTCCGAGACGTCGACGGCGCCGATGGCGACGGTCGCGTTGGACAGGAAGGTTGTGGTGGCCATGTGGCTCCTTTGGTTAGTTTCGCCGGGAGGCGATTCGGACGGTGAGGTCGTAGGCCGGGAGTTCCTGGCTTCCGATGATGGCCAGCGACGGTTGGCCGCTGGTGACGGCTAGCCCTTGATCGGCCATGAGGGTGTCAATGGTGGTCAAGAGCCAGTCGGCCGAGTCAGAGTTGCCGGGAGGGGCAGCCAAGACCCGGAGGGTGAAGGTGAGATCGCCCACGTTGTAGGTGAAACTCGTGAAGGTTGGCAGCTCGACGAACACGGTGAGTGGCCGAGCGTTTCTCGGGTCGGTGACGGGCACCAGGCCGAGGGATGTGATGCGCGTGATGATCGCGGTGCGCGCTTCCGCGAAGATGCCTGTCGCAGCCACTTCAAGCCACCTGGCTCCTGTTGATGCCGAGCAGCTGGTGGATGCGTCCCATGTTGAAGCCGGTGGTGGACGGCGTCATGACCTCGAAGGTTTGGAACGAGTCGATGGAGCCGCGTTCGCGGTACAGGGCGGCCGCGTAGAGCGTGGTGCCGAGGGTGACGTCGCTTGAGGGGCTGGTGGTGGCCGAGTCGGTGTAGCCGGCCTCGACGCGCTTACGGAAGGCCCAGGCGTTCGCAGCGGCGACGCAGGTGGCGATGTAGGCGGTGTCGTTGGCGGTGGCGGTCGCAATCCCGAGGAACTCGGTCACGTTGCCTGATGTCGTCCACGAGCAGGTAATTGACCAGGTCAAGGTGCCAAACGGGTCGGCTGCGTCGCGGTCGACGTTGTCGCCGGCGTCGATGTAGGCCAACTGGTTCGGGATAACGACGTCCGTGTTGAACGTTAGATCACCTTGGTAGGACACTCCCGTGAATAGGAACTGGGGGACAGCGATGACGGTGAATGTGCCATTCATGCCGTCCCCCAGCCCTGCCACGGTGATCGACTGCCCGACAGCTATGTCGGTCTCCGTGAGGGTCTGAATCACGACGACGTCATCCAACCTCATGCGGTGGGAGATGCTGAACGTCGCCATGATTCAAGTCCTCGGTTCGGATTAGGCGCGGGTGACGAACATCTCGGCGTCGATCATCAGCGTCGCGAAGTAGCCGCGGAACGCGATGGTGCGGGCCAAGAGGCTCGGGTTCTCGATCGAGACGATGCCCTTCTGCTGTTCCCAGCACTCGAAGCCGGCCGAGTTACCGACCCACACTTCCTTGCTGGTGAGCGGGTCGAAGTTGCGGTCGACGACGACCTGGAGGCCGAAGGCGTTGCCGTTGAACGAGCCGGCGTCCTGCTGGCCGAAGGCGTTCATGGCTCCGGCGTTCGGGAACAGCGGGCGGCCGGTCGTGTCGACCAGGGCGCCGAGCTTCTTCCAGTAGTCGGTTCCGACCATGAGCACGTTCGGCAGGTTGCCGTCCGAGTTGGTGAGAATCTTGGCGGCGGCGTTGTAGACGAACGCGACCCAGTCGGCCGGGTCGGTGTCGTCGGTCAGCACCTCGGTCTGCGTGACGCCTGCGACGAACTGGGTACAGGCTTCCACGTCGGTCTGGTTGGCGTAAATGCGGGCCATGTCGTCGACAAGAGCGCCGAGCACCTCGGGGCTGGACCAGTCGATCGACGCTTCCGACAGCTCGACGTAGCCGCCGAAAATCTTCTTGGTGACCTGCTCGTCGGACACGACGAACGTGCCGGACTGAATGGTCGTGCCCTGCGTGACCGCACCGATCGAGGTGTGGGTGGTCACCTTGGGGCGGATGAACACCTTGCC